ATGTAAATGGTTGACCGATAAATCTCATAGTAAATAAAGACGTATCTGTCCAAACATAGATCGCGTCCCTACCTCTAACCGCACCTACAATTTTAGATCCATCAGCAAGTCTTTGCGTACCTGCTGTATTGACCGCTGTTGGTTGATATGTATTTATATCTTCTTGGTTTGAAAATCTAATAAACATTTCATCTTGTGTAGATGGAGTCCCAATAGTTGTTTCTGTTCCGAAAAATACTAAGTGTCTATCAGGAGTAGATACTAACATATCCCGTGATGCTGTTGGTGCACCTGATATAATTGTTGCTCTATTTGTTACAGCATTTGTTGCATTTGAGTCCCATTCAAATACTTGTGCATTATGAATTAATGCAATTACTTTATCACCAAAATTATCAATAGACCATAAACCAGGATCAACAACTAAGTCACCAGATGCTGCTTCACCCCAGGCAATATAATCTGAACTATTTAATACTGTTGCACCATTAGAGTGTGTTGCAGCTGTTGTATTTCTAACACCTCTTGTAACACCTGTTAAAGTATTTGTTGATATACCTGTATAAGATATTTCTTCTGATCCTATTTGAATAAAGTTTGTACCTGAGCTTGGAAACTGAGATGCATCTGTTAACACGATAGTTGTGGTTGAATCGTTAATACCACCATTTAATGTAGTGGTTGCTTCACCTGTTACAGTTCCACCCCAAGAGGCTAATCCCCAACCAAAACCAGGTAATTGTTCCGCAGGTCCTACTGGATAATAATGCTGTACTCTGATACCACCAGATGTTGTAGCACCTGACCCTGTCTCATTAGATGGCATTGTAATAGTTAAGGTTGTTCCTGTTGGCACACTTGTTACCATAAATTTTTTATCATCAAAGTCTGAAGCTGAGTAGTTAGAGTTTGTGATAGCTGTAAAATTATCTAAAAGTATAATATCATTTTCTTGTATTCCGTGGTCCGTGCTAAATGTTAAAGTAACCGTTGCTGAACCATTTGTTGTACTAAATGCATTAGTTAATGTTGTCGTCGTTTTAATCGGATGAATGTCGTAAAATACACCACCTGTGTAAGCATATAAAATCCTGTTTGTACCTATGATTGCAAACTTGTTACCAGATTTGTTAACTAAATGATGTAAAGCTCTTGCAGCTCCTGTAAGTTTAGACTCACCTAATTGTGACCAACCACCTATTTTTTCAGGTGTACCATATCTAAAACGTACATTATCTCCGCCAACCCATTGTCCTTCGGCTGTAGTTTCTGTAATCTGTTTGTTAAAACCTGGCTGAAAACCTATCTTTTGTAACATAATAAATCCCTGTATATCAAATTTATTACTTAATGGATATAGTAAAAAGTACGGAGAGTGGTGTGGTGGAACTCTCCGTACAAGTCTAATGTATAGACTATTTCTTAATTTTTGTCAACTTTACACCTTTGAACCAAGAAGGTACACCTAGTAAAGGTCGTTTGTCTAAGTAGTTTTCTTTAGCTGTTTTAGAACTAGCTTTGTTATAATGTAAAAATACTTGTCCACAGTTCTTTCCTTTAAATTCTTCTCTCCAATGCTCTAACTCACAACCAGAATAAATTAACATGTCTCCTGGTTTAAGATCTACTTTAACACCAGCTTGACCTGTTTTAGTTGTTGGATCAAGATATATTGGCCAAGGGTCACCACCTAAGTTTAATGTAGTAGATATTTCACATGAGTATCTATCTTTATGTCTAGCTAATATATCACCTTCTTTATATATTCTTGCATAGGAATACGTAGGACTTAACTTAATACCAGTATGTTTTTCCATAACAGGTTTTACTTCTTGTAATAAAGTCTCCATTGCAATGTCAGAATAATGTGAATAAGTATTTGGTACTTGATCATCATTCCATACACCAAAGTATTCTGTAAACGGAGAAATGTATTTTTGATCAAATAAAAATCTTGCAACATTTCTTTTATTTAAAAAATATTTGTAAACAAACTCTGCAATCTCAGGTGAGATAGCTTTTTTTAATACTGTGTATTTATTTTTTTTAAATGACATTTAACACTCCTTTAAATTATTTGTTTACTATTGTTTAAAAATTGACTTAATGACAAGTCAAAAGCGATTGTAATTCTTTCACCTTTTTCTTTAAATTTACTAGTGTAATGAGGTATATAACTTTGAAACAAAGTAAACTTACCTTCTTTATTTTTACTTTCATAAGTATCTGGATAATTAATTTGATTTATAGGATTTATATAAAAAGTAGATGTGTTTTGTGTTGATATACATACGTGTCCACTTAAATAAGAATTATTTGATGTGTTATGTATATGCGGTTTTATTTGTTCATTTTTTCTTAAAACATTAGCCCAACATTGAATATATAATTTTTCAGGTATTTTTAAATTTAGTTTATTTAAAAAGTTTTTATATTCATTTAAAATATTTTTTTCTAATTTTATTATTTCTTTATTTTTCCATTTTAAAACATTAAAACTTTCATACCTTGAAGTTAAACTATTTTTACCTAATTTAGTAAAACCATCAATTGATTTTTTATTAGAGGGTTTTGTTTTTTTTAAAATATCTTTTTCTTTTTTTAAAATTAAATTTTTTATTAATTTAAAATTTAAATCTTTTATATTACTTTCATATATAAAATAATTCCATTCAGGAGCAAATACATTTTGTTTTGGTTCGTTTTTAAATAATGTTAGCATTTAATACTCCTTTAGGTATTGCTTGACAGTTCCAATGTATAAATCTAAATGGGTTATATCCCATATCTACAATGTACTGATGAGGTAGGTATGATGGAAAAAACATTATTGTACCTGGTTTAACTTGATAATTAATTTGTGATGAAGCATGTGTTACTTTTGTTTTATCTTTTTCTGGTAACAAATTCATAACATTACCTGGTCTTGGATCTTCAAACATAGGTAAAGATGTAGACTCATCTGCTTTTAAAAAATAAAAACCAGAGATGTGACCATTCCAATGAGTATGTAAAGTATGGTGTCCACCTCCTTTTTTAGCAAATTCTTGTACCCACATTTCTGTAGTAAATAACTGATGACCAGACATGTCAAAACCCATCTCACCTAATAAATTATGAGATGTTGCACCTATATAATCTTGTAATTGTTTAAAGTTAGGATCACCAATTAATGTTGTTGAATGAAATACATGACCCATATCACCTTTGTCACCAAGCTTTTTATTACGTTTATCAATAGCTGGTTTTAAATTTTTCTTTGATACTTCAATATATTTGTCCGATGCTTTGTTTAAACTATCTACAAATTTTGGTTCATTTGCAAACCATATAGGACATTTAAAAAATTCTTCTAAATGTAATTGTTTGGGATATCCATCTGCACTACCACATGACATCTCTTCTAATTTTTTTCTTGTTTTTTGTTTTCTAGCTTTAGCTTTTTTCTTTTTCATATTTCTCCTTTATTTAAATGGATATCCTAAGTTCCATATTACCAAACTGTTTCTTTCTCCACTTTTAACTGGACATACTCTATGCCACACAAACGAAGGAAATACAACCAAAGATCCTTTAGGTAATATCTCTTTACATTTAAGTACATTTCTTTTTTTATCAGGATCTAAATTTCTAAAGTCAAATTCTAGTTCACCACCTTTATAATCTTTAGGATCTGATAGTGTAACAGTTACAGATAATTTTCTAATCTTACCATGTGATGGATCACTTTGTTCTCTTTGATAAGGTTGATCCCAGCTATCACAATGCCAATCATAGTATTGACCTTTTTTATATTTTGTAAACTGACAAGACTCACTAAAGTCCCATTCAAAATTCCAACCTGCATTTGCATTTGCTTGATGCACATAAGGTTGTATTTCTTTATAAACCCATCTATCACTCATCCAAACAATATTAGAATCTCTTTTCTTTTTTAAATCTTTTATTTGTTTTTGATTTAATTTTTTATCACCATAACCACCAGTAACTGCCATTTGATCTTGCATTTGATGACCATACTTTACAATGTCATCACAGATACGTTCTGGAATGGCTGATTTAAAATACCAGTAATAGTTTGTAAGGTTCATATATCTTTATGAACTTAATATAACATTTATTGTGAAACTGTCAACGTACCTGAAGATGTAAATTTAGCTGTTTTTTGTCCGCAAGGTCTAGTTACCATTGAAGCGGATGGACCTGGATTCGATGTAAAAGTAACTGCACTTGGTCCTCTAATAACAACAATACCTGAACCACCATTACCTCCAGGAGATCCTGATGGAGGATTAAATGTTCCACCACCTCCACCACCACCTGTATTAGCTGTTGCAGCACTTCCTGCAGAACCTGTACCACCACCAGCACCACCACCACCAGCTCCACCACTACCACCGCTTCCGTTATAAGCTTGATTTGCTCCACCTCCACCACCACCAGCATATGTAGTAGAAGGGCCTAAAATATCATTTGCAGCTCCAGCTCCACCATTTCCACCTGCTCCAGGAGCTCCACCCGTTGCTCCAGCAGCTGTAGCTCCACCACCACCAGATCCAGCTCTTTGAACAGGTCCACCTCCACCACCTCCTGGGTTACCTTGAGGGGGATCTGTAGGAGGGGTATTACCAGCACCTCCACATGCACTAAAATCTCTACCAGAACCACCACCTGAACCTCCAGGACTACCAGGTGATCCTGCTCCTCCACCTGCAGATGTTATACTTGAAAAAACTGAATCGGTTCCTTTAACTCCACTAGTAGGACCTGGATAAACACCACCAGCTCCACCACCTCCAACTGTAATTGTATAATCTCCTAAACCTAAACTTTCTGCTGATCCTTGTAAAGGCGAAGGACCGTATCCTGATGCACGATAACCTCCAGCTCCACCACCACCAAATCCAGCTCCACCACCGCCACCACCACCAGCGACTACTAAATAATTTAAATCAATTAAAAATTCTGGCCATGTTCCTTGTTGCTTGGCTGCCATTTGACTTTGCATTGACCACACACCACTTGCTTTATTTAATTCTTTTACGATAACTATTCCTGAACCACCAGCAACTCCACCAGAAGTTCCACCACCAGATCCGCCACCACCGCCTCCAGTGTTAGTTGTACCTGCTGTACCATTACCACCAGCACCAGCTTTTCCAGCTCCACCACCACCATTTCCACCAGAACCTCCAGAAGAAGCACCCATTCCTCCGCCACCACCAGAATAATACACTGGACTTCCTGTTATAGTTGATTCTACTCCAACACCACCAGCTCCACCAGCTCCACAAGAACCACATGCTCCCACAGCGCCAGCTCCACCACCTCCACCAGTATTGTCTGGTCCAGATCCAGCTTTACCACCATTATTTCCTTGAGGCGGACTTGTTGAAGGACTATTACCTGTTCCACCACATCCAGATAAACTAGATCCACCACCTGAACCACCATTAGCTCCTGGACCAAAATCATTCCATGTTCCACCGCCACCACCACCAGCACTGGTTACCGAACAAATTGTTGGTGTGCCTGTTAAAGTACTATTTCCACCTGTACCACCTCTAGTTCCATCGTGATAACTACCAGTAGATGCAGCTCCTGCTCCGCCAACTGTGGCTGTTAAAGTTTCACTACCAGAGACAGGAACATTTGATCCACTTCTAAAACCTCCTGCACCACCACCGCCGCCATAACCGCCACCACCACCAGCTCCTCCAGCAACAACAATATAATCTACAAATCTTGTTCCAGATTGTAGACAAATGTCTCCTGTTCCTGTTTTAGATGTAACGGTATTCTTCCCGAAAGAAGTTACGTTTCTTTTACCGATTATTCCGCCATTAGATCTGGCCATTTGAGTCTCCTATTCGGACACCCAAGCTGTGCCATTCCAATTGTATTTGGTAGGTGTTTCCGATTCGTCGTTTGATTTTGTTGCTTCCCAACCTGTTGTGTTGTCAGCGCTATATTTTGTTTCGTTCCAAGAAATTATATATCTAACATCACCTTCTTCTGTAACTGTTGGATAAGTTATTGGTGCTTGCCAATCGTCACTTGAATCTAATGACCATGATGCGTAAGGTTGTTGTGCTAAAAATTTATCTTTTACAGGATCATAAATCATTCCGATTCCTGCATATTGTTTTCTAAAATTATGATTGTAAGAAGTTTGTTTCCAAATTCCACCATTGAAAAAATTGATACACCATGTTTCACCATCTTGATGCATGTCTGAAGGAACTTCATCATTTGAAACAACTACCACTCTTTCAACTACTTGATGAGTGTCAGATGTGAATCCTGTTGGATCTGGTTTTGTTTTTAATTCTGCGAAATGTGCCATATTTTTACTCCTTAAAAATTATATTTATATTTTAATTTTAACTTATTGTCAACGTTCCAGATACAGTAAATGTCATTACAGTACATCCTCCTGCAGGGCCTGGTAATGTTGCTTTACTATTTGTTCCTGGAGCTACACTAAATGTAGGTCCTAAAGGTCCAGGTGCTCTTA